ACCTGGTTCTTCGGACCACGATCCGTCATGTACGTCAAGTTGTACGTCTCGGTCGTCATATCGTAACCACCACAAGTGGCCAACCATAGTCGGGCAGGCTCGCCCAGCTCGTCGCGCTCAATGTAGACAAATCCGTTGCCGTGCATCAGTCGGGCGATGGTTACCTGTTCCCACAGCGATGCTGCCGACATGATGGGGTTGGGCTCTACCTGTAGCAGATAGTTCAGTCGTTTGCCAGGCCCCCACATCGACGGCACGAAGTTGCCACCTTCCAGGCTCTTGGCCTGATACTGAATGGCCATCTGTCCGATGGTCTTGGCACGCAGCTCCACGGCACGATACACGGCCGACACCGTGAGCGCCGTCTGCGGGTTGCGAGCACGAACGATGCGCTCCTCGAACGAGCCACCTTTCACGTCCGGTCCATTTCCGGCAGTGGATGAAGGAGTGGCAGGTGTTGGTGCCTGCACCTCGCGTCGTCTGAATAAGCTAAACCAATTATCCATATCTTATTTCTTTTTATTGTTCGTGCGTTTTCGTGTCTTGGGTTTACTCTCCTTTGCGGGCTCGGGCTTGGGCACATCCACCCATGCCTTCATCTCGTCGTCGGTCAGCACCCACAGGTCGCGGTGCTGATGCAGCCATGCCTTAGCATTCGGTTCGTTGCGCCAGCTGCCGCTCTTCAGGTGCTCCATCAGCGGTCGGATGTCGATGCGTCGGCCACGGGCTCCGCGCTTGTGGGTCTTTACATCCTCGAGGAACGAGGCTCCGGTGTCGTACCACGACTGGCGTGTGCGGCCGTGCAACTGCCACGAGCGGTTGGGGTCCCAATAACTGATGCCGCACGCACGGCACATCGGCACGTTGATATAACAGAGCATCGGCACCAGGCGATCGATGCCGTAGGGGTTCTTGCTCTTTTCGTGCGTCTGCACGTGGCCCACCACGCAGTAGTCGGGCATGAACATAAAATCTACATCCTGAGTGAGCAGAATGTCGCTATCCATCAGCAGAAATCCGTCGGGGATGATGTCGAACAGCGCCTGGATGCTCATCATGTGCTTATCGCTGCCAAACACGCACTTGCCGTCCACGCCGCACTCGGGTATCTTGTTGGGGTATTTCGCCAGCTCCTTGTCGAAGTCTATGATCTGGCCCTTGGTGTTGTCCACCACCTCCACGTTCTTCATCTTGCGTGTAAATGGGCGCTCGTTGCTGTTGTCGAAAATGGTCACCTCATAATCCTTACCGCCATGCTTTCGCAGACTCAGGATCGCCGCCTCGGTCAGTTCCGGCGTGTTGTAGTGTACGATTGCTACTTGTCTCTTCTTCTTCATAGTTTTCTCGCTTTGCTCAAAGCATAAATGCCTTGTTTTCAAATTTCACTTGATGATGGCTCCGGCTCCGGCTTGGGGATGATGTTCACCTGGGTGGTCATCTCCGTAGCGCGGATGATGATTTTGTTCTCGGTGTAGTCGCTATTGAGTGACTGTATCTGGAAAATCTTGCCCTGGCACTCGATAAGTGACTCGCGGGTGATAGTGAGGTTTGATGAGAAATTCATACGGAATATCACGCTATCATAGGCGTCAAGCGAACCCTCGCGGAGTGCCTTGGTACCTTTCGAGAACTCGTAGCTCGACCAGAGTGATCCGTCGCGCTTATATCCCGTCTTCTCGCCAAACGCACGCTCAGCGGGTGCCACCTTGTTCAAGATGGTCACCCGATGATTGCGCATTCCTGAATTAAATCCTGTTGTCATTGTTTCGAGGGTTTAAGATTGGTGTGCGGCCATCACAATGTGGCTGTCGGCCGTGCGGATGTAGTGGTCATCGGCTGTGATGATGTATCGCAGGTCGATGAGCATGTTCTTCTTGCCGGTGAGGGTAATCTGGCAGGTTGATCGCTGGCGGTTCTGTGCGGTGTACTGCACGTCGCTCAGAATAGCCTCGCCTGCCAACAGCTGCTGCAACTCCTCGCGGTTCTGATCGCCGCCGGTGGTGTGCATCTGCATCTGAACACTCTGACCTATCATGTCGGCCAATTCAGCCACGCCGATGGCTGCCAGCTCAGCGTCGTCGGTAACCACGGCGGTGGCCGTAACGCTCCATTGAACGCTGGCCACGCTGTGCTTGGCAAATCCGCCCTCGTCGTCCTTGGTAGAGTAGGGTGTCAGGTTAAGCTGAACCTGAAGCTGGCACTCCAAAGCTGCTGCAATGGCTCGCGAACCGACGAAAAGTCGGAGGTTCTGTCCTTTGATTGTTGCCATAGTCGTCGAGGGTTTTTATTCTTCGGTTGAAACTGGCTGAAGTGCCTCGGCGTATGGAGTCCAGTCCATACTATCTTTCTCGGCCCAGCCTGCTGAGAGGCACTGCTGCTTCCAAGCCACGCATGCCTCGACGAAGTTCTTCAGCTCGGTCTTGGTGGTAAATTCCTGATAGATGGGAGTGCCGTCGGCTTCCTCGCCGATCTTGAATGTGGCGGGCACCACGGCCTGTGCAAAGTTCATCTGATTTTCCTCGCTCAGCCAAACGGGTTTGCCGTTCCAAACGAATCCGCCGATGATCAGCGCCTTCACGCGCTCGTTGATGTCGGCGATGATAGCCGCCTTCACCTGCTCAAAGCTGGGTTTGCCCTGCTTCTTGTAGAACTCAATCTGATACCACTCGGCCATCTCACCCTCTGTTGGGTTCAGTCCGTACATGATGACCACGCGGCTCTGGTCTTCTGATACAGGCTGAAAGTCAGCCACGTTGCCGCAATACTTGTTGTTTGCCATGATTTTGCTTGTTAAATGAAACATTATCTAACAAGCGGGTGTTTTTGTGTGTGGGGTTTACTATGCAGCCGACAACCAATCGCCATCCATCTCTTCAAACAATTCACGCTTGATGTTGAAAGATGATGAATGACTGAGCACACCGAGGTATGAATTAATGCTTGCCTCCACGTGTTTGGCGTCGTGCATATCCATAGTTTTAAGGTTTTGGCTGATACGGTTAAGGGTTTTGTTAGATATATAATCACGATAAGGTTTGACGAATGCACCAAGGAACTCCACACCCTGTCGGATGTCGCGCACATGTAGTTTCCCCATGTGTAGTTGCAGACCTAATTCATCTGCAAGGAACTCGCGCACCTTTGGCACTTGTGCCAGTAACCATTCACGGCAGGCATCCACCATTGCCGAATCATCAACATATCGACCATAATGCTCGCAAAGAATGTCTCGCTTCACAAATTGGTCGAACGGATTCAGATATACATTAGAGTATAGTTGCGAGGTAAGGTTGCCGATGGGCAGTCCGAGTCCCGGCTGCACGTAGCGCATACACTTTGCTCGGTCCATACCCAGCCAGTCGCTCTCGTCGCCAACGATGATGCAGTTCTCCATCGGGTCGAGCATGATGATTTGCTCCGTCATCCACATGATGAGATTCATGTCGCGAATGTCGGCCCAGGTGGTACTCTTGGTCAGTATCACGCCTTGTGGAATTGGTACATCGTCGGTCAGTCCCACCTTATGGGTAGCCATCTTCGTGAGTGATTCGGTGGCTATCACCAGCAGCTTCGCACGGTTGATGTGCATAAAGTACCCACGGATGTCGAGGTTCATGGCATAGCAGGGTTGCGTCCAGTTGAGCGACGCCTGTCGAATGTGCTGGCGTAGGCGATCCACACCATAGTGAGTACCGCGACCTTCGATGCACGAATAACTGTCGGCAATGAAGGTGCGCTCAAACATCTGGTGAGTGTAGCGGAAATACAAGTGATGCACTATTCGGTCGCGGAACATGGCAGCGAACACTTCGCGCTTCTTGGGGTAGTCGATGACGAAACACTTGGATGGTTGCGCCTTGTATCGGTGGTTCAGAAGGTCGTCACATAGTTCTTCGAGGTTTTCGCGCAGATCGCGCTCAAACTTCTGCACGTATGCCATCTTGTGCTTGTGGCGTGCTGCATCATAGAATGCAATATACAAATCAAACAGCAGCTGCTCGCGTGTCAGGCGATAGCCGCTGTTGTCAGTAAGGATGGTGAGGGGACGGCTTGTGGAGTTCACGCTGCCGTGGTGATCTTGGTCGTTGTGGACGGCTCTATCGACGAGTGCTGCACCGCCCTGACAGAGAACCCGTTGAACCGATTGTTGTTGTTGGCCGGATTGACTCCTGACGCATTGAAGTTCAGGTTGTAACCGTTCGTCTGCGAGTTGAGCGACGAAGACCAGTAGTTCCCGTTCGAGCCTCTGTTGTTGAGCCCCGTACCGTTACGGTTGCCAGAGGCGGGGAAGAAACACAAGTCGATGTCGGTGCCAAACAAACGGCACACGCTGAGCAATCCAGTACCCATCGGGTGGGCGGTGTGGTTCGGAATGTGAATGGTGTCGGTTGCTACCTGATACGATGCACACAACAGAATGCTGAAGCGCAAGCCGCTGCGAGTCTTTGCTTTTTCACGCCTCCGACGGAGGTATGACGAGCAACCTATGAACTTGTCTTTTTCGTCCTGACGCATTCCCCTCACTTTTCCTTATATTAGAGTATGGCCGTTATCTGCTGCTTCAGTCGCTGGATGAAGGCATAGTTCTCCATCGGTGTGCTGTCGCTTAGCGGATAGGCCAGTATTTGCTGTATCAGCCCGCCACCTTGGTTTGTTGGTGCGGGCGCATGAGGCGTTGTTGTTGTTGCGGGTGTCGCTGCTGCGGCATCGGTGGCGGCTTTTTCGGCTCTGCGCTGAGCTTTTATCAGCTTCATCTCCTCTTGTGAGCGTTTTGGTGGCTTTATCTCGTGAGCTTCCGTCCATTTTTCTACTGCATCTTTTATTCGGTCGTATGTTATCTCCGAGCCGTCGGTTGGTTTGGGAAATGGGATGCGGAAGGTGATGTGGTCGTTCTCAACGCCCTCGAAGTCCTGGCGCAGTGGGCAAAATTTTTCGATGCTCTTAAACGGGAAACCTACCTTGCAGAATGTCTGATCGCTATCTTTCATTTTTATGCGTGTAACTGCTAATGGATGCCTGTCGCGAGTTTGATTGCGAACGGCATCGGTATAGCTGATGACGCTGATAATCCATGCGCTCCAGTCGTAGGCTGTGTAGAACTGCCCCGTCTTATACATGTGGACTATATTGAAATCTGCGACCGATTTCCTGTCGCGCTCCGTTTTTAATGCTTCTAATATTTTTGGCATAAATTAAAAAAAATATTATTGTAAAGCCAAAACCATCCGCTCTTCCCGCCAACACCGCGCCGCGCCTTCGGCGCTTTTGGGCGCGGTGCAGGCTGGAAGAGCGGTATCTTTTTCGGGATGACGAAAAAGACAAGTTACTGCACCGCCCTGACAGAGAACCCGAGGAACCGATAGTGGTAGTTGGCCGGATTGACTCCTGACGCATAGAAGCCCAGGTAGTAACCGCTCGTCTGCGAGAGGAGCGACGAAGACCAGAAGTACCCGTACGAGCCTCTGTAGCTGAGCCCCGTACCGCGACGGTAGCCAGAGGCGGGGAAGAAGATGGAGTTGCCGTTGATGCGGGATGTAAAGCGACGACCAGCCACACCATCTTCATCGGTCCACTCTGAGTCGCAGTTGTTGTTCAGTTCCTGGAACTCACCCACGGTCGGCATGCGGCAGGGAGCACCCATGTTGTGACGTGCTGCGTCGTAGGTGCCGTTGGTTGGGATGTTGCCCGTAAGGGCTGCGCCTGGTGTCTGTGCGTAGGGGCCGTCATTCGATGTACCGAAGTCGTAGCCGTCGGTGCCGGTATGTCCCTCTACGTTACCCCAAGAGAAGTACAGACCATCCTCGTATGGAGTAGATGCACCAACATTGTGTTCGCACCAGAGTAGACCTGAAGGCAGGGCGAGGTCTACGAAGCCTGTGGGGGCTGCGGCGGTCTGCGAGAGAATGCCGATCACATTAAACTGGGTGCCGTCGTAGTACATCACCAGGATGGTGTTGTTGTGCACCTTACCCATAGGCATTGCGTTGCCGTAGAGTTTGATGGCCTTCGCTGCCGAACCGTTCACGCTGAGCGTTGGGCTGCTGGCAGTGAAAGCATTCTGGAAGTTGACGGCGATAATACCGCCGGGCGTCAATACGGTGTTGGTGATGCTCACCGTCTTTGCTGCTGTGCCGCCTGCCGTTTCGCACACGCCATAGCCGAAGCCGAGGGGCGCGGTGCTACCCGTAGTCACCAGCGGCTGGATTTTGTTCAGAATCGCCTGAAGTTGGGCGTCGGTCTGAAGAATGTCAAATGTTCCGTTTGCCATAATTCTTAAATATTTAAGGGTTATTACTAATTGTTTGCTATTCTCACGAGATTACCGCTGGCGGTGCAGACTATGTGATCCTGTGCTGTGACCATCAGGCGTTTCGTGGTCGCCAGCTGTGTCACCAACACCGTCACCTTCATCGAGTTGTCGAGTGTGCGGATGGTGTTGCCGCTCGCGGTGCGTATCTGGTTGCCGCTTGCCGTGGCTACGTCGTGGCGTATCGCTCCGTCGCCGACCACAAAGGTCACCCTCTGCTGACGGTCGTGGTAGATGCAATCCGTGGACGAGGTTACTGCCACGGTCTGATTGCCCTGTGCGCTTGTGAGCGTCAGGACAATACTTCCGTCGCCGTCGTTCCAAGGTATGCTGATCTGTGCCATTATTCAACAC